CTAATAGGTCTACAGAGTTAGTAGCGTGTCCTAATGTTGCGTCAGCAGTTGCACTGTCTGAACCAATAATATGGTCAGGAGATGAAGCTGAACATCCAGCAAACATAGTTGCTAGAACAGCAGCGTCATAAGCATCTTTAAGAGCATACGCAGCAGATGATGAAGCTACTTCTTTGAAGTTGACATGTGACATTTTGCTTTCAATATCATCTACGATGAATTTAAAAGCTTTAGCACTATCAACAACAAGAGTTGTTTCAGCATCAGTTAGTTTAGTTGCAGTTGTGTCAGAACCTCTTGTGTAATCAGACACAGAGATTACTGGTTCACCAATAATTTTTACAGAGTCTCCGTAAGCAGATATTTCACCGGCATAGTCGGTGTTAGTAATAGCTTCAACTACACTTGCCTTTCTGAAAAAGTTAAGAACTTTCTTAGAGTATATGGAAGGTAGGAAGAAACTATTAGTTTGTCCACTAACGGAGTTTGCAAAGTTTGCATCGGTATCAGTTGAGGGTTCAAAATATTGAGCCATGATATATTCCTTTAGTTATAATAGTTATTTTACGATTCTGCCATCTTGCATAGCGTCTGATATCTCTTTTTCAAATTTATCAAATTCAGCTATACTCATAGCAGCAATCTCCTTTTCAGACCAAACCTTTTGTTGATTAGGTTCTATACTTTTTGTTTTAGTAGAGACCATATCAGCAGCAGATTTTCTAGTCTGTTTAGAAGATGACTTAGTCTTAGTAGGTTCAATTCCAAAATCCTTTTTAAACAAATCTAATGCACGTGAAGCTAGGTCAGCATCGTCAGCGTTTGAGTATATCCAGTCTTGGATAGACTTAGGCTGTTCTTTTGCCCAACCATGAAAGTCATCGCTGTTTCTGATATCTTCAAAATCAGGGTGTCTTTCCATTAATCTTTTCTCTGCACTCTGTCGTACTAACTGATTTTCACGTTCTTGGAGTTTACTAAGGCGTTCTTCTAGAACTTTTGCTTTAGTCTCAGATTGTAAATGAGCAACGGTTTCTACGACTTCATAAACATCAGGATAATTATTTTTAAACTCTTCTAGTTCTTCAGGAGATTTAGGAGCTTTGTATTCGGTTCTATTACTAGTAGCCTCTTCAATTAACTCTTGTTCTCTAGATTTAAACTCATTAAGTTTATTATCATAATGTTTTTTAAATCATCATATCTTTTTTTATAATCTGGTTTCTTATAAGGAGTATCCAGATTTTCTGTTCTAACATTAGCTGTAGAATTAACTTCAGTTATGTCATCACTATCAAAGAGTTTATTCCTTTCAGAAGGCTCTTCAAAATATAATTGATTAGCAGGGGTAAAAGGTTTATCTTCTACGTGGTAATCTTTCTTTGCGTTATAAGGATTCGCTTGTTCTTCCTGTTGGACTGTATTAGTCATTTTCTTTTCTCCTACTCAGGGCTTGTTTCACAAGGTAGCTCTATGTCGACTAGAGGGCTTGTTTGTAAAGGTAGCCTTTCGGTTATTAAAATGATAAAGTGCCTACGCTAATAGGGTGGCTTTATCGTTAGTTTGTTTAGCTTCTTACGTATGGCTGATACTTAATCATGTTTTCGTTTATAGCTTCTTGTGTTGGGTCTGGAGACATGTCCATTCCTAACAACGCATCAGCTTGTACGTTTACATTATTATCTTCAGGCATTCCGCCTTCAGCTAAACCTTGTCTTTCATCTGCAGCAGCTTCAGCATCTTTCATCATAGACATTAAAGTGTCTTCTCCGATTTCTTCTACAGCTTTTGCAGTAAAGACAAATTCTCCATCAGATAACCTTGCAGGTATACTGTCAGAGACTCCTGAACCCGGTCCATTAACAGGACCAGACCCAGCAAATTCTTGAGCAACTTCTATGACTTTATCAAATATCATAGCTAGTT